GCGGAGAAGCTAATTAGGCTATTCGCAAGCATAACCACCCTGCTGACGAATCCAACAGCACCTGACGTTGCCTTGAGAAAACCTGCGCCCAGGTGCACCACTCCCATCGCAAGACCCGTGACCACTTTTGTGGCGATCCCCGCCACACCCCCTAGTATTGTGAGTGGGAGAAGGACAAGACCTGCGGCCATCGAAAGCAATTGAAGCTTCCCGGCAAACCCCTGTGCCCCCAAGCCCAAGGACTGTAAACCCCCCGAAACCTGCTGGAGCCTCCCCCCTAGCTCCGTCGAGGCAAGCGATGTCCCCTTCATCTTTCCCGCAACGAATCCAATTGCCGTCGCGGCCTTGTTCGCGCTTTTGTCCATCCCCACCATCTCCAAGCCAACGGGGACAAGTTGCTTTACAAGAGTCTTTGCGATAATCCCCGTCAACCCGAAACGGTCGGCAAGCTTCAACGCCGTCTCCGCGACCGAGAGTATTTTCTGCCCAAGCTCAACCAAACTGGTTGCGGCTTGCTTGATTCTCTCGATGAACGCCATTATCTCCTTCGCAATGCCAGTGATCTCCCCCACCAGGGAGGTTGTCGCAGCAATAACCTGTTGAAAGCCGCCCTGGGCCAGCTTGAGCATACCAGTTGCGGCCTGCTTGATCCCTTCCCCAAACTTCCTTATCTCTTGCCCCACGCTAGCGAGTTTCCCCGTAAAGGAGGTTATCGCCCCGTTCACTTCCTGAAAACCGTCCTGGCCAAGTTGAATCATGCTCGCTGCAACTTGCCTGACCCCTACGCGAAACTTCTGGATCTCTTTCACAACGAGGGAAATCTTCCCAGTAAAAGAAGCGGCCGCAGCAATAATCTCTTGAAAGCCACTCTGCCCAAGTTGAATCATGCCAGCCCATGTCTGCCTTAACTCGGCACGAAACCTCTGGATCTCCCTCACAACAAGAGTGAGCTTGTCGGTGAAGGCAGTGGCCCCAGCAAGTACCTGTTGAAAACCCCCCTGCCCCAACAAAACCACAGCGGCGGCAGCCAGCTTGGCCGCGCCGCTAAACTTCAGTATCTCCTTCGTCGCGCTGGCAAACTTCTCCATAAGGGCAGTAGCCGCAGCAGTGACTTTTTGAAAGCCACCCGTCTCGGCCGTTGACCGGAGTTTTAGGAGGACTTCAGCCTCGGTCATTTCTTCTGTGCGTCCTTATAGGCTTTCGCCACACGGGCATCGTATAACTTGAACCAATCGTCCAGCACCCCCAGCTCCACCAGCGAGAGTTGATCTGGGTCGATTGGCTTTGACGCTACCTTCCGAGAACCGAAATGGGCGGCGAGGTCCAACATCCTGAAGAACCTCGCCACCCAGGGCTCACAATAATCCCCCGCGTGCTGCTCGCACCCTGGTTTACGCTCGCCTTTGCACGCGCAGATCGCCCAAGTTAGGCTTCCTCCTCGTCCGTGGCTTGGGATAGTTTTGGGTCTCTCATCGCCGGCTTGGAAGCCTCTTCGATGTGTACCCTCAACCTAGCCAGCAGCGCCGTCGCAGTCTCCAGTGGCAGAGATGAAAACGCCTCTGCCCTGTCCGACTTCCTGGGAGAAGAAAGTTGCTGCCAAATCTTGGCCGCATCTCCGTCATCCGCACTGACCCCCTTCACCCACGTCGCAAAGGTCAGACGGTTGATCTCTACGATGTCAACCCGAATGCCCTCCTTGGCGTTGGTCTGTTGCCCCTTGTTGGCGATCTGGTCGTCCTCGTTTTGTGTGATGCCCGTCCTGGCGTCTATCCGAACACCCTCCCGCACATAGGGCGTCCAATCAACATCGTTCGGCTCGCACCCCAACAACTTGCTCAGGGTCTCGTACAGATCGGTCCCTACTGTCTGACACACCCTGACAAAACCAGGGTCGTCAAACCTCAAGGGCACCGTGTCAGTCGCACTTACGGTCCACCGTACCGTCCCCATCGCACTCCTCCTAATCTACGGGGCCGCCAGCACCAGAGAGCCATGCCCCCCTGGCCGATACGGCCCCCGTTGATTCCAAGCCGGACAACTGCGGACATGGCGCAGTCATACAGCCTGCTAGGAGAGCGAGGGAGTCCAGACCCCCGTGGGCTCAAACTCAACCTCGACCAGCGTCACGCCGTTCTCGCCAGGCTCGGCAATGACGGTGCTGCGAATGATGTTCGCCTCACCGGTGGCTGTCCACGACAACGTGGTAGTGTTGAACGTTGCCAAGACTGTTCGAGGGTTATTTGCCGTGGCGTTCTCCACGAAGTCGTCTACCGGATCCGGCGTCCCACCCACATCTGCCTCAAACTGGAGAGTGAAGTTCGACGGAACCTTGAACCCCGTCGCCTTCCGCACGGGGGCTACGTCGGCCGCACCCGTAACATCCTGGGCGGGATAAGTCATCTCACCCAGCTTGTCCATCCCCCCCACCAACAGGGCCGTGTAGGCTGTGGGGCTCCCCGACTTGTTGTCAATGTTTACCACACGCTCGGAAATGATCGGCATTGCCATCGTAAGACTCCTATTCTTTGCGAGTTAATCCCATCCAGAAAGTAGTGTCCTGGCTCCCGCCCGGTGCACCACCGTAGGCCCAGGAGCAGGCGACATATCGGTCGATGTTTCCCGCGATTGCGATGCGCTCCGCTGTCCCTGTGTCAACATCCGAGTCGGCGTATTCCACCGTGATAGTTGTGAAGGTGCCGAGGTCCACGAAGGTCACGTTGTCCGCCGAGTCCCGCAACTTGAAAACGATGCCCGTCCCGCTGTCGAGGTTCAGCGCCGTCACGTGGAGATACCCGGCTCCGCCATTACGGCTGCTCGTCCGCGTGCCCGTCCCACCCGTTCCCCCCACGGTGACGTTCACCGGGATCGTGTAGGTGTTGGCCCCCGTTTTTGTTACAACGTGGGAGCCGTTGATGGTAGGAGTTGATCCGGTATGACCCGCAATCAGAACCGTGTCACCCGTCACCAGTCCGTGCGCCGTTGACGTGATAACGCTGGGGTTCGCCACTGACGACGACGTGATGGCGACCGCCGTTGCCATCGTCCCGTGATTGGCCGCAGCCGCTTCGGTGTTTCCAGCAATCGTCTGCTCGCTGAGAACGTGGACGATCTGCCCGTGCTCCAGCCCGTTGGGCGTTACCTGGAATGTCACCTCGTACGGCGTCAACTCCGCCGCCTCGCTCGTTGGCGTGAATGTAGCCTTGTGGACCTGCACGCCCTCAAACTTGTTGCCCAACGTGTCGCCGTTGTAACCCCAAGCGCATACTCTCCCCGTGGCATCAACCAGATGGAGTAACGAGACTAGAGTCGTGTAGTCGGTGTCGAACCACATAGAAAACGACATGTCGTCAACGTCAACGTAGCCCGTCTGCGAGCGGACCGGCGCCAAATCGAACGGCCCCGTCCTCTCCTGCGTCTTGGGCTTTGCCGCTGGCGGGGTGAACGATCCTGTCAGGCCAGACGCCGAGAGGATGACTCCCTGGAAGTACAGCCAACGCCCACTAATGGTTACGGTGGTCATTCGACCTCCTCGTCCTCGTCCTCATCGGCGTTCTCAATCAGCACACCCTCGACATCGGCCAGCGTAACCCGCCCGCCGTGGCCCGTGCCCCAGACAGTCAAAAGGTCCAGCCCCACCTCCGCCGCTCGCTCGACCGCCGCTTGTGTGGCGTTCGGCTTGTTCCTCGCAATGGCGCCTATGGTGGATGTTGCCTCCACCTCTTCAATCAGGCCGCGCCCCAGAAGCACGCTCACCGAGCTGATGGGGATGCGCCCCTCCACGACATCGCCGGGGGAGTAGTGCTCTAGGTCGTCTTCGGCTATCTCGAAGTTTTCCCCCGCCACCCGGCGGGCAAGATCATCGTCAATTCTGGGGAAGTGGATACCGTCCCCTGGCCCCCACCCAGTCCGCAAAGCCACACGGAACGTGCGGGGATCTCGTAGTTCACTCATAGTGATGTCTCCTTCCCGGTACTCCAGATTACGATGCGGGCGTCTCCAAGATACGCATTCCGTTCCTTGTCGGTTATTGTTGCATCGTAGTAAACCTCCGTGGGGCCACCCACGCCCCACTCATGCCCCATCGAAGCGTACCCCTCAGCCAGCATCTCAAGTATTGCCACTACATACCGCATCATCATCCGCCGTATGGTCTCCGCTGACGTTATTGCCCTGCCCTGATCTATGGATAACTCGGCAACAATCGCAACCAAAAACCTGTGCGCCCACAACCCCCCTTGTTTCATTCCCATTGCCGATGGCACTCGCCTCGATTCCTCAGGGACAAAGTACACCACCGGAAACTCTGACTCGGCCCCTAGCCAGGGGTCGGATAACCGCAACGCCGCTATGGCTGGTAGGGGAATCCCATCACTGTACCTGGCAGCCACGGAGGTCAGCTTGGCGGCTCCGTTGGCCTCGATATACGTGATGGCCGCCTCAGCAGTCGCCTCCGCAAATGCCCAACTCATTTGCGGCCCCCTACCCCAACCTCTCTCGCCATCTCCGCCATGTACGCAGCCGCCATCTGTATCAGAGCCTTTTTGTCCTCGGCGTCAAAGACGACTACTTGTCGTTGCGGCATCGTTCTCGTTCCACACTGATGGAATATTGCGCTTGGGGCGGAAGTCCCATACTCCGCTTGCCGCTCCTCGAGTCGCGTGATGCCATACGCACCGCTTTCTTCAAAACTCTGCCGAAGCGTTCCCTCCCGCTGCAAGATCTTCTTGCCGGGATAGCGCTGTGCTTTGTAAGCCGCATACCGAGGGGATAACGGTGCCCACTGCCCACTCCCCTCTGAGTCCATCCAAGCACGCCATTTCGGTCTGAGATGATCCGTCCCGTATCGTTCAAAGAAGGGACGCCAGTCTCTCGTGTGCCTCTCTAACTCCTGTAGTCCCTTCAGGACTTCCTGCACTCCACCCGTAATGGCTAGTGTCAGCATTACATTTTCCAGGCCTCGTTAAAAACAGGCTCTCCAATGGTCCCCAGGTCAACGTCCTCGTCTGGGTACTCAACAGTCCAACTCGTCGGTAAAGCCCCCGATACCAGGCTCGCCCCTGACGAAAACGCTGTCCCATCCCACATGGATGCTATCTGTTTGTCGTACTGATCCCGAAACCACTTTGCTGTTTCCTTCAACTGCCCGCGATTGTCTCCAAGGAGCGCGCAGACCCCCGTTGCGTTGACGTGCCCCAGCCACGCTACAAACTCGGCTGGCTCCGTTGCGGGAACGCTCAAGCCATGCGACGCCAAGGCCGCGTTTTCCTCGGCGGCGATATCGTTAATTAATGATTGGACCTCGTTGATCGTTGGCACCGAGGTCTCGGTGAGGGCCGGTCCCCGTAACCGGCCCTCCACATGAGCTAAAGTGGTATACGCCACCCTCCACCCCTACTCGAAGCGAGTATACCTCAGATAACAGGTTGCCGCTCCAGCCGTCGGATCGGTACCCGCCGACACGTCCCGAATGTCGATGTCGATGGTCTGGGCGGCCACCTGCGGGAACCCCGTCGTGATACCGTCGAGGAACGCCCCGATAGTGGCCGCTGCGAATCCCTGCCAGCCAGCCGGCCAGCCGGTTCCTTCGGTATCGGCAGCTTGCAGCGTTGCGTCTGCCAATACCAGGTAACCGTCCGTATCCGTATCATCCCCTATGATCAACTGGCAGTCATCGCCGGTGCAATCGAAGTTGGTCGTGACGTTGCAGAACACTCCCTTGATGAGCCACTTCTGGCTCCCAGGAATGGTCCACAGCGCGCCGTTGGTGGATGTTATAACGGTTGCCGGAACCCAAGACTCAAAGCCGATCCCTTGAGCCGTGCCGGCTGGCGTTTGCGCTCCACCGTCAAGGTAGGCCAATTCGTCGATCTCCAGCTTGCCCTCAACGTAGGCGTCCTCGCCATTTTGCGCCTGAGTCGGCGTGCCATTGCCCACACTCAGATTGCCCGTGATGATTCGGAACAGTCCCGACCCGGTTGCCAGGATCGTCTGAATGATATCGTCAGACGACTCGTCTAGGTAGGCGCCGCGATCGGCGCCCAAGTACAGCGGTGTGCCATTCGTGTCCACGCCATCCTCGGTGACGATGATTCCACCGTTCGTCACCGTGAGACCACCGGTAGTGATGATCTCGGCATTCGCCAGGGTCAGGCCACCATTAGTCAAGAAGTCGGTCCCCGCGTTGCCGATGTTTAGAATCGGGTCGGCAGTCATATCGAGATCATCGGTCAGCGAGAGGCCCCCGGCAGATGTGAAGTCGGTGCCGGCGTTCCCGATGTTCGAGATGATCGCCGCACTCATGTCCAGCGGGTTCGCGAACGTGAAGGTGCTCGCCCCAAAGGTTGCCTCCACCGTCGAGCCATCGAACACCGTCAGGCCGTCACCGGTGCCGTCCTGGCGGATCTTCAACGCGTCACCTGTGTAAGTGGTCTGAATCTCCAGGGGGGCCGGGAACAGTGGAACATCCATACCAGCCGCCGACGGCCCCCCAGGATTCACCGCTGGTGGGAGTTGCACGATCACAGGCTGCGTCAGAACCAACCCCAAAGCAGTTGATCCAACCAGCAACGCTGCAAACGCCACGAGTAGAGCCGTGGTGGCTCGTTGTCCATTCATACTCCACCCCCCTTAGTTGACCACAGAGCAGAAGTACATCGGCAGGGAGACACCCACGTTGTAGTGGCCCCTGACGGCATAGATCAGCATGTCACTCTCAACAGCCGATGCGTCATCCACGGACGGGCGATTCATAATCGCCGGCTGCGCTATCCAGCTGTAGATAAACGGATTGAGTTCCTCTCCGGTGTGCAACCCGTACCAATTGTCCGTATCAGAGAGTCGCGCGAGTTCGTAGACCGTGTAACCACCCGCGCTCCACTTGTTCCCCATTGTTGGCGGAATGACGCCGGTCTGGAGCGTCGTGCCCCCAGGATCGCGCGTGCCGCCAAGCACCTTCGAGAACTTCAGTCCCAGGTCTGGCGGGATAATGAGCACGTTTGGAGACAGCTCCATCTCCTCGCCCGTGTCATCCTGAAACCTCATCATGGTCGTGCGGAGCGTCTGGATGTCAGTCTCAATGTTCGCCGCGGTCGTCCCTGTCCCCGCGAGAAGGTTGTCGGTGTTCGCCGCCGCGCCGTAGGCGCGGGTGTTGGCAAACAGCGCTGTCGCGTCGAAGGCAGTCGGATTCGCCTCGAGCTGATCGAACGACAACCGGCCAGGGTGTCCTGCCGCGCGCTTTGCCAGCCCCGCCACGCGTGGCGGGATCTGGTTCTGATTGTCAGTCTCCAAGTCTGCCAGTCTCACCTTGAGCGCGGCCTTGTAGACCTTGTGGGTGATCGAATAGCTGTAGCGGTTCAGCGCCCCAATGTGCAGGTCTTCCCGTGTCGCATCCTGCATTTCTGGGGTTTCGCCCAGCCAGTCGATGTTCTGGGTGGCGTGATTTGACTTACCCATGTCGGTAACGAGATCGCGCCACGGAAGATTGTCCTGAGCCGCGTTGAAGCTCGTGAGCCACGCTGCGCGCACCGCATTGGTGAGAGCCGATACGCTGGACGCCTTGATAGAACCAGCCATTGTGTTTCCTCTCCTTTACAGTGCGTAGAGGCGCACGCCGTAAGCCGGAATGAAGACCCAGCCCTCGGCCGTGGAAATATACGGATGCACCAGGATCCCGGCCTTCAAGCTCTGCCCCGGCTGAGTCTCATCCACCGTATTGTCATCAATCACGTACATCAGAGGGTTGGTGTTAATCATCGCCCGCGTAATGCTGGATGCTGCCATTCGACAAGCAATGTTCGACACCACTCTCACGTTCAATGCCCCATCTGCGAGTCCCGTGGCAATCACGGTCTCGTCGGCCCACCCAACGACAAACTGAGCGGCCGTGTCGGCCGCCGGAAGAGCGTAGCCGTCGGCGTCAATCATCACCAGCCCACCCTCATAGATAATCTCGCCTGCCTCTACGGGGTACTCGGTGTAGACCGCGTTCTGGTCTCCCTTTGTCTGACGCGGCCCTGCGGTCGTGGCGGTTTTGGCGGTCATGCCCCTACCTCCTTCTTGGCGGGCTTCAAAGCCTTGGCGGCAGCCTGGTCACCCACTGCGGCGGCTGCTTCCTTTGGCTTTAGCAACCCCTCGCTGGCCAATAGATCGACAAACTTGTCGGCGTTTCCTGCGATGAACTTTCTACCGTACCCAGCCTTCCTCATCGCAACATCCACGGCTTTTCCCTTCAAGATCAACTCGGCGCACAACTTCATTCGCGCCGTCGGTCCTTTCGTGGGGATGCCGAGCGGATACATAGCGGCAAGCCGCTGAGCCTCTACAATAGCCGCCGAGAGATCGGCAGCGGTTAGTTCGGGTGCCATCAGTCCTCCTCTTCGAGGCGGCCGTCTTCCTTCGCCACGAGCTCAAGAGCCTTCAGGGCATCCTCGCGAGAATACCCCATCGACACCATCGCCTGGACGTCGGTCTCGGCCACACTAATTGGTTGCTCTGCACTGGAACCACGCTGCCCCAGCCGCTTCACGACAGGCTGGCCAGAAGCCAACTGCGAAAAAGCCTGGAGGTCATGGTTTGCCAGCGTAACGAGAGTTTCACGCTGAGCCGGTAGGAACTTCCCAGCCGCAATGTGCCGGTCCACCTCGGCCGCGGCCTGGAGCTTTGCCTGCTGCCCTTCCTGTGTCGCACGCCAGGTCAGCAGCTCTGTTACCTTGGCGCTCTGCTCCCCTAGCGCGGCCTGGAGTGCTGTCACGTCCATCTTGCCTTCTCCTTGCGGTTCGCTGGCTGCCGGCATATCACCGGCAGGCGGGGGAGCTGCGTCAGGTGCGGGAGCGTCGGTCGGGGTGCTATCAAACCCCATCGCTTCCGCAACCGCAGAGGCAATCGCAGCCAGATCGCCAGGGGAGACATCGAGCTTCCCCGCAAGCCACGCTACAAACTGCTCCACGTTGTCAAACACCATTCCCTCGGCTAGATCGACCACGGCCGCAAGCAGATGGGCCTCGCCCTCCTGTGGAGCGACCTTCGCAGCCTCAACGAGCGCCCGCACTACCATCGGAGTGCTGGCATTCTCATCGAGCTTCAACAGTGAGCGGATTTCCGCCACATCCATTGTCTTCTCCTTCGTGGTGAGTCTGACCGTGCCCGCAATCCGCTCCTTCAGAGCGCGAAACCGAGCGCGGATAATAGGGTTGCCCTTTCGGCCTTTCGTCAACACTTCTACGCGCGCGGCCATTCTGTCCAACTGGTCTAAGATATCTTCCAACTCCCGCCCCGTATCCGACTGCCTCGCAGCCTGAACCGGAACGTACTCGGCTCTAACCTTCACGGGCGTACCCAATGTCGCCTCGCCCAGCTCATCGACGGTATACGGCACTGACCACAAAGCGTTCTGGTAGCACATGATCGCTTCGGCATCAAAGATGTCGGTCACGTATGGCCCGTCCATCGCATCGGGCTTGATCTTCCACATCGCCTGAGCGGCCTTGCGGATTGCCTGATTGATGAACTCATACCCCCGCTCCAGCGGGCTCGTGGGGAGATCCTCGGTCACATAGTCTTCCTCCGACACCGGGTCGGGGATCGGTTCAGCAAACAGAATCCACTCGCCCTCAACCTCCGCAGCCAGCACCTTTGGCAAATCCGCCAGCGTTGTCACGGCTGGCAGAGACTCTCCCAACAGCGCCAGCCCGGTGACCATGCGCTTGAATGTCCGCTTACCGATCTGGATACCACTCCCGCTCTTGACCGTGATGCCCTCAAAGCTCCGGTCGGGATATGCCTTCTCGATCACCTTCGCCAGTCTCTCCGGCACGTCGAGAATGTCTGCCAGTAATGCTTCGCCCTTCACCCGCAGATTGCCGAGCACTCCAATCATGGGAGCCTCGCGGATGGTCAGCCCCCTACGATCCAACTCGTTGTGCCCTAGTGTCGTGCGGTTCAGCGGAACGTTTTCCACCTTACTCCCCACCGACACCTTTACTGCCTTCATCCCGGCAGCAGTGGCGGCGTCATAAGCAGCGACGTATTCCTCCAGGTCTTCCTGGGCGACCTCTATCTCACCTCGATAGCCCTTCCAGGTTCCAACCCTCAGAATCTCTACGCCCTTGATGCTTGCGCCCATGCTGCTCCCTGGTATCGTTTCTTACAAAGAGAAGGGCCCACCGAGTACGGCGAGCCTTTCGGCGGACCAAGTTCACAAAAGGAGCGCTCTTCGCGCGACTTCTGTGGTTATCCTACATCATGTTTCGCCAGATGTCAACGCCTCACGCAGACAGGCTAGCGCGTGAGCCTCACTCAACCTAGCTCGCCTAAGCTCAACGAGCGCTTCGGCTTCCTGCAACTTAGCCCGCCGAAGCTGGACCAGAAAAGCATCCGCCTCGGCAACGGGCAACTCTCCTCGCTGCACCTTGGCCAAAACAAGCGCCGAGATGTCAAGGCTTGCCACGATCCCCCTTAAGTATTGCCCACTTGCCGGAGGACTCTCCTTCTACTCCGCCGTCGCGGGGAGCTAGAATACGCCCCGGCAAAACCGCAGCCCCTACTATCCCCAAGGCAGTACACAGGGCAAGCGCAAGCGTCCCTTCCCATATACCGAATCGAAAGACTGTTGCCACAACCAACACGGCCGTTGCAAACGTCCACGCACCACACGCAGCATCCCGGTTCATCTTTCTCCTCCTACTTTGGCCACACAACTTCACCTGTATTCATGGCTATAAGAATACAACGACACTTCATGCCGCCCAAACAAGCCGCCGGAGGCCAAACCACCTCGGATGACCCCGCGGGCCAAGAGTTGCCATCCTCCTCCCAACACCCTTTACAGGTATTCCGGTCCATCCTCGCGGAGTAGAGAAAATCCCCCTTCGTCAAGTCCAGATACCCGGTCACAACCCGCCGCCCTAGATGGAGTGCCCCAGAGACCAAGCGCTCCGTCAAATCGCTGAGGAACTTTGCGCTCGCCCCTGTTATAATCCCTTCTATCTGACCCCCCGCCCCCGTTACCCCCGCCACCAGCGCCAGTGACGCAGCGGCCCCGGCCGCTGTCCGCATACGATCAGCTAACGACCTGGCTCCCTCGTTAGCCATCGTGTCTACGGCGAGATCCAGCGACGGCAAAAGTTCGTTGGGGCGGGCATCTGGCACCTGCACCTCTTCTGCGACTTGCGTAACCCCCATCAGCGCCAAGATAATCATTTCATCGCGCAGGGCCTTCGCTTCTTCGGTAGAAGGGATTTCTAGTGTCTCCAGCATGGCGTAATCCCCACGGCTTATGGCCTTGCGTACTATGGAACTAACGCGACGCGCCTGCTTTTCTTGAAGGCGCGTCAGTTTCTCCAACAATCGCCGCACGGCCGCATCCATCTTTCCTTCCATCAAGTCGAAGTTGACTATTACCCCACTCTCTTGAAGGACGAGATCCGACTTCAGCGGTTCGCCCTGGGCCGCCTGAGTGGTGGGGAGATCTCCGCTCTCGTCGGGCGGCTCTCCCTCAGTGTCTTGTGGTACCTCAGTAACCCCCGAGGTCTGCGGGGGCAACACTGTAGATGTCTCCTCCGGCAAACTCAGGTCGAGCAGTTGATATGCCGCTTCCTTGACCACTCGCTCGTCAAAGGAGACCCCCGCCAGTACCGCGGAGTTCAACGCTTCCATCCACTCCTTGACGTTCCGCGAGTCGATACGAGGAGCTATAACCTTTGGCAACTCACTTTCGGGAATCTCGTCCCCCCAGTTATACCCCACCCATTTGGGAATCAGATACCGATTGTAGGTTGCCTCCTCCATCTCGGAAAGCGCCCCAAGCATCATCAGGAACGCATCGAGGTGGGAATCCCCCAGTGCCCTAGCGCCCGTCCCATCCGATCCCAGTGGCAACCATTGAGTGAATGTGGCAAAGTAGATGGCTCGGCGGTGGAACTCCAGTTGCCCCAACGGGTCTATAATCTGCCCCTCAACTCCAGCAATCTTGAAGTCCTGCATAGACTCCAGGTCGGTCCAAAGAGCAAACTGCTTGGCTCCTGCCCGCAACCCCATCAGTATCCGCTGGATGCGTGCATGAGTGGCCTCATTGTTCCCCTTGTAGAGCACCGTCGGTATACCCATGCCGTGCCGCTCAACCGCAGCGCCACCAACCTTCGCCAACACCGTCTTGAGCTTGTAAGGACCATACATGCGGCGCGTAATCGGCTCCCCGGTGATCCCTGCCCGCGTCTGGTTCCGCACGAATAGCAGGAGTTCGTCCATCTCAAAATGGACTTCCTCCGATAACCCGTGCTCATTCGTTACTACCTGGGTTAGCCCATCCGGCCCCCCATGCTCGTCCTCGTGCCAAATGCTAATGGATGACGGGGGCCGATAAGCCAACTTTCGCAAGTGATAGCGCTTTGTGTCCCCCGAGAACGAGTAGACCGTGTGAAAAGGCGCAACCCCCTCTGCCAACATGCCCAGCAGGGCAGCACCCCGAATATCCTGCCACTCCGCAGACATGTGTTTGAGGTCGTTCTCGACGAACGCCGCCACATCCTTTCCCAGTGCAGTGGGAGCACCGGGCTGCACGATCAGTTTTCGGCCAAGCAAGGGCAACACCGTTGCATCCAGAGAGGCGCAAACGTCAGGGTCAATCAGCATCTCCCTAACGGTCTCCCAACGGGTCGGGGGAAGCCACAAAGCGTTAGGATCGTCCAACTCGTCGAAGATGCGTTCTCCTCGCCAGGTAGAACGCCCCGAAGTCCCCTTCTCTTTTGTGGTGCCAGCTGCCTGTTGCCGCGAAACCCGCACCTTTGCAAGCGCTTGTTCCGCCCGCTGTGTTGCCTGTTGCATTTCCCAGACAGCCATATTCACCTCCTAAAGCTCTAGTCGATCCCAACCGCCAAGCTCGGTGTGATCTAGCAAGTTGTACTCGGGGCCAGTATCAGGTTGACCTAGCCCGCCCTGACTTACTCCTGACCACGCCAATGCGTGTGAACACACTGAGTCGGGGAGATGCCCATCCCCCCAAAGGTCGTCACTCGCGCAATAACGATGCTCACCGTGAACATGTGCAATCCGAGGGGCGACTATCCGCCCTCCCTCTATAGCGGTGATGTAGCTAGAAAGCAGGTCGGTTCTCCTCCTCCCCACCAACACCACACCGGTAGCGTTGCAATTCAAAAAGTCGTGAAGCCCGTTGCCAACACCGGTTTGGTCGTGAAACACCCTCCCAGGGTATCGGGTAGCTCGCTTGTCTAAGCATCCCGCCATTATGGGGTAGGGCTCGCGCCCCCGCCGTTCCCAGGCCACCACCTTAACCGGGGTCACGTCGTACCGGAGCGTTACAATGTCTGTCCAGTTAACGTCCTTGGCCCAGTCTGCCCCCGTAGAGTACCGCGCCCCCTGGACGGGAGCCTCAATCTCTATATACTCCCCCGGCTTGCCGTCAAAACGACCCAACCCCTCCTGAAACATATCCTCGACGGATTGTGGCATGATTGCTCGGGATTCAGGGCTGGGCTCAGAGAGATTATACTCAACTTCAAACATTGCGGCCGGAACCTCTTGCCGCTTGCGGGCAACCTCAGAGGGGGCCAGCCAGCCAGTCGGGTTCTCAACCGTCTTTGACGTACAATTGAAACACCACCTGTGGGTGGCCCACCCCCGCTCCTCAGCCAATTTGAGCACCTGCGTCATGGTCCCGTCAGCGTGGTGGTGAGTGCTTGACACCACCGTCTGGGCTTGGACCGCCCCAGCAGCCATCGTCTGCCCCAGCGCAGCCTGAAGCACCTTCCAGTCCAACTCGTCGCAGTTGTGAACTATCACACCCTCTACTATGTAGTTACCGTGAGTTGTAGCAATGTCATAAACACGGCTTCTCCCAAAAGCCACACGATCAACGATCTTCCCTACCCCCGTCTCCCACTTTTCAACGAACGACGCTGTACGGACAAAGGTTGAGATGGAAGCCTGTACCCACTTGTCCTCGACACCATCAAGGATCTTGTGCTCGGGCGTGCAAACCAAGTTGCTGCCCGTCCGCACCGTCAACTTGATAGTCTCACGTCTCCCCCGATCCCAGGTACGAAGAACCTCCCCCTCAACTATCTTCCCGTCCTTCCAAGAAAGAACCCTGTCGCCAGGGGCAAAGCTCTCGATTACTTTCACCCCTTCTGGCACGGCAACTCGTGTGCCGGCGATAAAGCACTCGTCCACCCTAAGACGAGACGGGTGGGGACCTCTAACAGCGGTCATGGACGCAGGAAGAGCTATCATCCCCCCTCCGTTTACAAGACTGATTCGAGTCTTGGTTACTCCTGGCTGCCTCCCAGACAGAATCATGCCGGGGGGGAACTTCGGGCGGCCCATAAAGGATTCCGTGTACCGAACTACGTTCTCCGACTGGTCCGTGGACCCTCCCAAGATTCTCACATCCGCCCCAAGTAGCAGCGCCTCCGTTATCCCCAACACTGCCAGCAGATACGACTTCCCCGAGAATCCTCTAGATCCAATCCACACCGAGATCGGGGTTTTCGCAAAGAACGCTTCCGCAAACGCATCGAATGGGGCCGTGTGCCCGTCAAAACAAGCTTTTCGCGGGATAACAACACCGAGGGTGTCGGCCACCCACTCCCACAACTCATCGTCAGTCTTTACAGCCGAAGTGGCCAACGCATCGCCCTGGCACCATGCGGCTAGGCTTGTCCAGGGATTCGCCGCTACGGTCATTTTTGCTCCCTTTCCGTGATCATATAGCCTCAGTCTATCTGGCTCGCGAGGATCGTGATCGATGTTTCGGCGACTCCCGCAGCGGTGCCAGTTCCGATCCACCTGTACCACCATGCCCCCGGCGCGTCAATGATAGACGGCCCCAGATCCTTGGAGTAGACCCCGGTCGCCGACTTCGACACCTGGCTCAACGCATAGGTGTAGGTCGTCGTCACGCCCGCCGGACTCTTGACCTTGAGCGTGACCGTAGTCGGATCGGTGTTCACCCCTCCGACCACGAACGTCACTTGGACACGAACCGTTGAGCCCTCGAGATAATCCCCGCCGTGGGCCATTCAGTCCCCCTATCCACATCGAGCGTCGGACAACGCGACCGTTGCCAACGCTGAGTCGGCCAGCGTCACTGCCGTAGTCGCAGAGTCAGCCAAGGCCACGGCGGTAACCGCCGCGTCAGCCAGCGTGACGCAAGCCCTAACTGGCACACCTGGCCAGAAGATACCCAGCCACTCCAGCAAGCCGCGCCAACCGCTCATGTGGCAACCATGCGCGCAACCACTGGCAGCAGCATTTGTCCCGGCCCCGTGTGCGCCTTGGCGCGATTGCACGTCGGACAAGAGACGGCCACGTTCTCGTAGACATGTGCCCCGCCGGCGGCCACTGGAACGATATGGTCCATGTGCCATGAGTCCCTTCGGCAACGACGCCCGCAGATATGGCACCGGCCGCCGTCGCGATCGTAAACGCCCACACGATCGATCTTCTCGGCAGGGGCGCCGGCCTGGCGAACGCGCCGCCGAGCCACCCTGTCCCGAAAGGCGTCGCGGTTGGCGTCATCGCGGTAATACTCACGGTGCTTTGCGTCTATCTCCGCCTTGTTCTCCTTGTAATACTCCCTTGCTCGCGCTTGCCGCGCTGGCCTCACCCCAGACCGGTAGGCCTTGGACTGCTCGAGCCTGGCTTCCCGATGCCTCATGTAGCTTGCATGGCTCTTCGCCGCCGTGCATGGGCGACAATAGGCCGTTAGCCGGTCCTTCCTTTTCCGATCTACCCCAAACTCACCAACCGCCTTTGTCTCCGCACACGCGGGGCACCGCTTCTCGGCCGGGGGCTCAAGATCGGCATAGGACTCCACGCGACGCCTGTCCTGCGCCCTCAACTCGCCAGGTGCCATTCGGCTCCTGTAGCCGCGAGTGAATTCGGCGCACTTGGCCCGACGGCACGCCCTGCACCACGATCCCAAGCCGTCACTTCGCCTCTTGTCAACAGCGAAGAACTCCGGGGACCGCTCGAAGGGCTCGGCACACTGAGTACACGCCACGAGATGGGTCATGCGGCGGGGTCGATTCCGATGGTCGGGGCCGCGGAAGAATCTGTGGTTAGCGCCGCTGTCGTAAGCGAAGTGCTGTCGTCTGCCCGGTAAGACGTCATGGTGGACCCGCTCACGCTCACCTTGTGCACCAGCCGCGCCACTGCCCCATACAGCGACCGCGCCGACAGAAGGTCACCGTTCGCAGAAGCCTCGACATTGGCCGTCGTGCGCCGCAGAACGTGATCCGCAATCAGATTCGCGGCCGTCCCTGTGATGCCCGTCCAAATGCTCGCGACCAGGGTGGATAGCGTGGCCTCCAGCGCCACGGCTCCCGCGGACAGGTTGTCGAGATAGCCGGCCCGTGTCGCGCTAAGCCGGGAGAGCAACGTGGTCGTGCCAACCGTGTCGGCCCCCGCGTAGACCGAGCGACTGCTCACCGTCACATCGAGATTCGCCAGCCGCGTATCGCCAAGCGCCGTCAGGCCCGCGCCCGCCGCGCCGATGTCATCCGTCTGCGCCTCGATGTCGGCCAGCTGGTCGTCAATCGACCCCTCGGCCGCAGTGCCGGCGGTCGGTGCCAGCTTCAGCGTATCGCGGATCGCCTGCGCCGCTACCAGCGGCTCCACCGTACCGGTCAAGCGGCTGTAGACATCACTGGCGATATAGGTGTCTGCCACCTCCTCCGCTATGACCGATGCCGTCGCGATACCCGCAATCGTGGCCGTGACGTAGAGGCTCACCGTTTGGCCAGCAGTCAACACAGGGAGCGTGACCGAGAATGTGTAGGGGTTTGATCCACCAATCGTCACCGATGCGCCATTCGCGGCACCGGCTACATATAGCGAGCCAACCGGCCCAACGGAAGGTGTCGCCAATGCCCCCGTCGCATCCCGGCACGGAAAGACGCCCGTCCATACCTGCCCAGACTTGACGCCCATACTAACCTCCCACCGGGCCGATCGTCACGCCGCCCGGCAATGCCAACTCAGCGCGGCGGCCCCATATGCCAACGGCCCCCGCGACGATCGGTGCCGTCACTGCCCACAGTCGCCGCGTCAGCGGGCGGTAGAGATCCCAGCGGGTCGCCGGGTCGTACAGCTGCCAGACCTCGGCGGGGGCCAGGGCTCGGTTGTAAATGCGCCAGTCTCCCAGCCCTCTAGAGAATGCGTTAGAGGGCAGGGAAATGCTGCCGTAACTTGGCACGCCTGGCGTCAGAGACCCCGTGCCTACCACCGTGGCAGACAGGTACGTTGTCCACAATGTGGCGCCGCGCGTAGCCACTACGTGATTGGCACCGGGCGCCAACGTTATGCCCGGCAAACACGCGTTCCAGCTCTGCCCGCCGAGCATAACGCCAAGCTTTGGACCAGGCCCGCCTGTCAGATCGCCTATTCGGAATCCGTATCCATTTGCCCCGGGGTCGCCGTTGTACGTCACAGTGCGGCTCTGATCCACCCCATCCCAATCCAGCCACGCAACCATGCTAAAATTGATGATTGCGGTTGTGGCTAGGACATCCGTGGCTACGGCAGTAATCAGAGGGCCGATATCACGCGACCACGCCGCGATGCGAGACGCGATGAGTGTCTGCCGGAAGCGGTTGTGTAGTACCCCCGTCCCCGGTGTCGCCGCTGGAGCATACCACGCCAGCAGCCCTCGTGCCTGTGGGCTCTGAGTATTCAGCCCGAACGGCTCACCAACCGGCGGCCCCGGCCCAGACCATCCCCAACCCCGAAAGCCACCCATCAGCCGACCACCTGCTCACTCACGAAGCCATAGGACAGTGTGGTTGCCGACGCGGCGAAGGCTTGCCCGGTCTTGTTCTCGACAATCAACATCATATCCGTACAGGCCGGGATGAACACCAGCGCATTGACAATCCGGGCCGTCGTCGCCGCGTCAAGCGGCAGCGCGCACAGTAGCGTATGGGCACCCGGGGCAAGCGAGGCGGAGCCGTAGCCGTAGTTAGTCCCGCCGTCAACTGCACGCACTCCGTAGATGGCTACATAGGCCCCGGCCGAGCGCGCACTACCCTGGGCGGCGAGATTCAGCTCCACATTCATCCACATCTCGTTATCGACGTCGATCGCGGCACCAATTACGAGCCCGTTGTTGGCAAGGCTATTGAGTGCCGTTGTTAGATAGGACGTAAGAGCCGGCAGCGTCTCCCATTGGGCCGTATAAGTCGTCAACTCACACCTCCAAACTCACGGCGCGCCTGCCAGACGTGAACGGGATCGACAGTGCCAAGGCCCAGCTCATTCGCTCGACTGATTTTTATTGTGAGCAACGCCAGAATATTCGCTCGCGTCGCCGAGCTCACGCCGAACGCGGCTGCCAGGGCCGCGCGTGTATTGATACCACGAAGAGCCACCGAGCCCATGCCAAGCACCATGCTCACGCGTTGTTTTTCCTGCGCGGTCGCCGCCGCCCACTCAGCGGGGACGATGCACTCGAACACCTCCGATGCGGTTGCCGTGTCACGGGCTACAATTATCTTCTTGGAATTCAGCAGATCCGCGGCCTCAGCATCGGACTTGCCAGCATAGATCGTGGATTGTAGCTCAGCCCATAGCGCATAGATATCCACTTGCCTACCTCCCGGATGGTTTCTAGCGCGCTCGTCGTATCCACACCCACACCGCCCACGCGCCGCAGCCGAGCAACCAGACCCACACCGCCCATGCGGCGTAGCCGAGCAACCAGCCGCCCACGCGCGCCCAGTCGTACGCGGCCATGATCATCGGCGGCGGTTCGTAAAGCATCACGCTACCCTACGGGGTCGGCGGCCAATCGTCCCACCAAACACCCACGGCGCCAGCACGCCCAGCCCCACGCCGGACCATTCCGACAAACGCCAGATCATCGAGCAGAGCACTTTCAAGTCACACCCCCTACCCGGCCTCCCGGTGTGTTTAGTGTCGGCGGGTGCGAGTGGGCCATCGGAATCACAATGACATGCGCCGACGGCGCGCCCACAATTCGCCGTGCCTCGTCCGGCGTCGGCGGCGGGTCACACAAACAATACGCCTCGTACTGGCAGACGGGGCAAACCCAGTTGCCGTGGGCGTTCTGTACCCAGTCAGCCGGTAGATCACGTGGGCGGCAGCTACTCATATTTCACACTCTCCTTTCACACATCGCCCCAGCCTCGCGCCGCAGCCGAGCAGCCACCCGAGCCCGAGCGCCAGCCCGCGTGCCCAGTCATACGCAGCCATGATCGGCGGCGGGTCGTACAGCATCACACCTTTCGGCACCGGGCCTTCACGACGCACTCCCTGTCCAACCGGCGGCCCGTGAACACCTCCAACACGCAGGCGCCCGAGCTTCGGCACGTCCGCTTCCGACCAGGAGCCACCGTGTCTATCGCTTGCACGGGCTCGTGCGCCAGCATATGCCGGCACGTCCCGCATACAGCGTACCGCTCCGCATGATCACATTTCACCTGCATGTCACACCTCACTTGACAAAGCATCCGTTCGGACGCCGTGTGCTTGACAAAACCAGGGACAAATACCGGCTTACTTGCACCGCCTCACTTGTGTAGTGCCCGCTTGAGCGCAGCGCTCGGCCTGAACGTCACCACCCGATGCTATTCTATCACGTCTTCCTCCCATTCGCTAGACCTCCCCACTCCATCTATAACATCATCCGGCCGGCCAAACGAGAGAATCCGTGTCTCTATTTCCTTCCCGATTCTTGCCAGAACCCGTTTGTCCGCAATTTGCTCGGCAAGGATTTGCTGCAACAACCCAACCTGGAGTACTTGCTGCTCAACGGTTAGCATCATGCCAAGCGCCACCGCGCGGCTCGCCTCCGCCTTGACTAGCTTTGCCTTGGTCTTGGTATGGCCGCCTATCTCTGTCATCAGGCGGTAAGTGTCCTGCCACTCCCCAACGCGTCGCATCTGTTCGTGGTGCTCGTTTAGGGCTTCAACGAGATCTTCGTCTTCCCCCCTCTCCCTTATCTTGGCCACCCTCTCCCAAGTCTTCAACAACTTCTTGGCCAGCTCCGCACTTGGCTCTCCTGCCAACCGCTCCCACTTCTCCTGAACAAACGCCTCTTCCCTTGCCACGTCTTTTCGGAGGGACATCAGTTCTGGATCGAGCAGTCCCGCCCTTACCCTATCCGCCAGCCGGAGGGGGAGGTCTTTAGACCGGCCTTTCCCCTGGTAATTCCAGTGGGCGGTCCCCCTGGGAGACCGCCCACCGTGAAACCGGCATTTGGATCTTCCCGGCTCGGCCCTCATTTTGCACTGCACGCCAGTGTGCTTTGAGGTTGCGTTACATATCTGCGGCATCAGATGTCCTCCGCTTTTGAATCTGCGCCCCCTTTGGCAGCCTCCGCCCTAACAACATCAGCTTCCCGCGAAGAGCTAGGAAGTCCTGTAGCTCCCTCTTGCTCACCTTGAGCTTTAGTACTCGCCCCCTGTCCATAATGGTATCAGGGGCGGGGGTTATCCAGCCTTTTTTGATCCAATAGTGTACCCCCGCTTGCGTAATCCCCGCTAACTCGGCAGCCTCAGCCAGCGTTATCGTCTCGCTCACGTCTGTTCCTCTCGATGGTTTCCATAATGGGCGTCAAAACCCCTGCGGGGTCGTCTCGCAACATCTTGCTAGTGACCCGAAAAAGCGCGTAGCCTTCCGCGACGGCCTTGTTGTACTTTTCGGCATCGTTCTCGAATCCCATGAACGTTTGATGCCTCCCCCCCTGTCCTTCACATTCGACTATAACCTTTGCCTGTCGATCCACACGGTCATACTCCCATTTCCGAGGGGGAAACAACTTCACCAGCATGTCCAGAGCCCCACCCCCCAGCGCCGTCCAGTAGAAATCGAAAGTGCGCTCTAGTTCAGACTCAGCCATACATTGCTATCTCTATGCGGCGTTTCTGAGACGGCACCACACCGCCCGCAACCATGCGGCGCCCGGAGCCATCCATGATGATTCGCACGTCCCCGTCCTTCTCCAACAAGCGGAGATTGTAACTCACAATTGAGGTCGAGGAGATCCCCGTCATTGTCATGATGCACCGCATACTAGGGCCAATCCCCACCTCTGCATAATACCGCTCGATGGCTTCGAGTATCTCCTCCCTGTGCCTCTTCACGAGAATTCCCCCACGATAAAATCCCAGGCCCCCTCCCCGTGGCCGATGCAATGCCCCCCGTCAATCTCACATCGCGCCAACCCGTTCGGGCCTTGCACTGCATGGTTCAGCGCCAAAGTCCCCTCGCTCCAGGGAGGGCCGAGGTGACGACGATCTGTTATCACTCCGCGCATCTCGGGGGGAGACATTGTGCGGCCATATTCGTCGCGGATGTAGCCGCAGCCCTGCCATTTGTAAGCCCAATCCTCCAGGTCGTTTATCCCCTCGTCGGGGTAGACGTGAAGGAGGAAGCACCACCCGCCACTAGACTTGCCAATGTGGAGGTATTCCCCCGCGTCGCTTCTGCCGCACAGAGAACACTTCTCCGACGCGGGAGTCTCCCAGTAGTAGTTAGTCCCCACTTGCCCCTCCTCCTAGTAATGCGTCAACTTGTGAGCTCCCGCGGCGGACGAACCGTTACAATCGGCGCCCGTGGCTCGTCCATCACGAGTTCGATCCCGAGCTCCTCCGCCAGATCCGGCCTCCGCTTGAAGATCAGGGCCGGCTTGATCCGCTGCACCCACCGCTCCGTCGGCTTCGGCCAGGTGAACCGAATCCGCCCCAGGTCGATCGTGATCGCGCCCCCGAGCGACTTCCGCACCTCCGGGGCGAACGCCTGAGCCAGCGCCTCCTTGTCGGTCGCAAGGCGCCGCACGAGATCGCGTTCCTCGCACCTGAACTTCTCAAGCGGCATGTCCTCGATGCACAGGAACCGGATGCGCTCCTCGATCTCCAACCGCAAGACCGTCAGGCGATCGGTCTCATCAGCGTGCGCCAGCAGGCGCCCCATCGACAGGGATTCGCGAACCGGCACGACCTCGCCAGTCTCCTCCACCACCGCTACAAGCTCATTCATCGAACAGCTCCAGGAAAGTCCCCAAGCATCCGTCACACAACGGAACCTCGATGGAAAACGACTCGGCCAACTGTCGCCACCTACGACAGCCCGGACAGTAGACTTCCGAAAGTTCTCCTCGCCGCCACCTTATAGCCCAACCCGCCCGCGATTCATATAAGCCACCGGCGTTGTTGAACGCCAGCCCTTCCATGACCACACTGGAAAGAACGACCGTCCTAGTCATCCTTATTCCTCGTGCTCACTTTCTGCCGAGCAACCCGACACATGGTCATGCTCAATCGACCCACAGCACGGCCACGGCAGGCACCGGCCGCACAGCCCCATGAATACGGGGCGGTCCTCCGGCCAGTACGGCCAATGGTGCCGCAGGAGCAGGCACTCCCACTTCATTGTTGGCCAGCCCAGAAGGTACACGCGGCGGCCTCGCCACCGCACGCTATCCAACCGCCAACCGGTCACCGTCCCACGCACCCCATACCCCGCGATAACGCCCAGCCGATACGCCCAACTGGCTAGGCCGTGAACGACGGACCACCGCCTCCAGTCACTCATTCTCCACCTCCTCCTCCGCCACTGCCACACACGGAGCATCACATGGGGCGAGGAATTTTTCAATCTCCGTGCATTCGAGCTTACGCTCGTGCGGCTGGTTGTGGAAGCACCCATCACACCATCCAGGGTGGCCGGCATTCGGGCATACGACCATCGTCGTCATTGCGTCACCTCCTCACGGTCGTCCGGCGGGTTATACTCGTACTCCTCCTCCTCCTCCTCCATTAGCGGCACCGTAGCCCGAATCGCTTTCCCAAGTCCTCCAATCTCCCCGCGCATTGCCCACACGGCGTCCACGTGCTCCCAACCACAGTGGTACTCCAGCAGCATAACTGCCTGTGGCAGCGTGATGCCGCCGGACTTGGCCAACGTGCAAACGTCCAGCGCCAGCACCCCAGGATCTGTGCCGTGCGGCCAATCCCACTGCTCCTTATCGTAGGAGAAATCACTCATTTTGCCCTCCACGCTACGCAACCGAATGTTGGCCGTACTGTAAGGCTTGCCGCATACCCCTCGTAGTCCTGAGCAACCATCGGTGAGTCGGGGTTGTCGGGGGCACCGAGGTAAGACCCGGCCAGTTGGCAATCCCCAAGAGCTGCCGGCCTGGGCGGAGCGGAAAACCACCAGCAGTTTTCACAGTGTTCCACCATCCCCTCTTCTCTCTTCATTGCCTTGGCCTTCCCAGCCATTCGAGCAATGGGAACCACCACGACGCGACCAACTTGTCGAACAGCCACATCAATAGCCCCGTCACTCTGCTCCCGTCGCTTTCTCTTGGCTCCGCCAGGGCAACCCGAACCCGCTTGCCGTCAACTCCCAACGGTCGTCCGGCGGGTTATATTCGTGTGTGGGCCTCATCGGTACAAAATTAGGGGCGTGATCGTAAGTCGTCTCCCTCAAACCCGCTTCCAGGTTTAGGTCCCACTCCACGGCATCACACTGGTAGGTCCAACCATCCTCGGTCTCAATCGTGATCTTGGCTTTCAACGGCGTCACCTCGGTGTCTTTTGGGTTACTCATAATCCTCCTCCTCGGGGGGCCACGGAACGAACTCCTCGTTCACCAGAGCGCCGTTCAGCACGCTCTTTGGGGCGGCGTGATATATCCACCATACAACCGCCTCGGCACACGAGAACGACGTTACCCTCGTCAGGCTGTCAACATTCTGTACCAACCAACTGGCTATGCTGTCAACATGACGTCCCCTGGTCTGATGGTAATTCAAACCTACGAAGACCTCTTCCTTGTCCGCTGGCTTCTCCTCCTCGACCTCTTCTTCCGCCACGGTGGCCGGCGAGGTTTGTTCGTACCACTGGCTCCTTTCTCGATTGCAAGCTGCCACCGAGTAGCCGCCTGAAAGGCAGCGGTTCACTAACTCCCAGGGCAAGTCCTGGTAACGCAGGGCAATGAAATGCGCCATCTTCGCTCCCTGCCATTCAGGGCGATACCTATACCACTCGCTTTCGGGATCCCGCAGGAACTTCTTGCCCGCCGCACTCAGCCTCGCCTGCTCCGAACGCGGAACGTGAACCTCTAGTTTCGCCAACGTATCAAAGTAGTCGAAGCCAGCGTAGCGAGGATTCGCATCGTCAAAGATCGCATCCTCGTCCCAACACGGCTCCCCCGTCTCAGTGTCAATGCCGGGAACGCCTATGAAGCGCTCGCCATCGACTATCAGGTCTGCAATATCCCAGTTCAATACATCCCGATCAGTCGTCGCTGCTACCAGTAGCAGCATCCAGTCCCTCGGGGTGTCGGTCGGAGCTAGCTCGTACCGCTCTCGCCTACCCTCCACCAGGATGTATTCAGTTTCTACCCGCGCCAGATCATCCATATCCCCTCCTTGTCTGCTCATTCTACCACAACAACTTTAGGGCGTCAAGTGTTCTCACTGAGAGCATCCTCTTGTAATTTGGTCAAAGGAGTTGCTTCGGGTATACTTACTGAGGACCTCCACCGCAAGGCCCGCCAGCCCTTTAGCCGGCGGGCCTTGCGCTTTTGGAGCCACGAATCACATGCCGTCCTGTTCTCTGTGTGAATGTATGCGTCTCATAAGCTCCCTGTGAAACTCCTCCAACGTGGCCTCCAGTCTGTTTGCCAACTGCCTTTCGTCACTGGCACTCTGGTTGCTGCCGTTGAAGGCTTGTAGTGCCCCCAGAACACTCGGCCCGAGTTGCCAATCCCCTTGAGCTTTGCCATCCATTGTCGCCTCTCTTTCTTGATGTAGCACAAGTGCTGCTCTTAGCCGATCTGCTAACTCATCCTCTGTGTCTATACAGCAGAGGTAATCCACCAACGCCCCATCCACCGCTCTTCCCAACGTGCTTTCTCTTGGCACCCGCCCTCCTAATCACCTGACAGCGAGTCGAACGGAATACACTCCATCCACGCTGGCGCATCAGACTGCACGAACAGCACTTCGGAGGTGGGCGCAAGCTTCCAATGCCCGTTTTCTGCCTCAATCGTGCCCGCCTTTTGTAGTGCCTCCAGCTTCTTGTGGATCGTACTCCTGGTTGTACCCAGTTCTTCGGCTAGGCCGACCTCGCTCGTTGGCTCCAGTGTCAGTGCTCGGAGGATGCGGTCACGAATCGGGAGCCCCGCCGCCAATGTGGAGTGCGACAACAGGTCGGCAGGCGTTATGCTGATGCGCTCGCCAAACCTAACGGTTAGCCCGACCGGCTTGTGAAGACGCGTGGCGTTTGATTTTGTACAATAGAAGCCAACCGCTATCTCGTCCGAATCGACTTCTGTCTGGCGCTTCACCCGCCAGACCAACCTCGCCATGTTGTGGAAGTAGATGCTGCCGAAGGGTCGATCGACGTCCGCCTCGTTATTCTTGGTTACGTGGGTAATCCACAGGCTACCAACATTCAGGGAGCGGATCAACCCGTTGAACCGGATGGCTGTGTCGGCATCATTCAAGTCACCCCCACACGCCGCCCCCAGGCTGTCTATCACGACATAGCCGATCTCCTCATCCGCCACTATCTGCCGGATAGCCTCTATCTCGTCCGGCAATGCGCCATAGCACCTACGGTAGAGGAGGTCGGCAACGTCTGTATCGTCTCCCAGGAGTAGGCGAAGGCGTTCGGCGTGTTGCCAGTCCTCCCATTCCCAATCCAGATAGAGTACTCTCATTGGCCGCTTCGCCCTCATTCCAGCAAAGACATCATGACCAGCCAAAGCGCTCGCAGCTGCTAACGCCAATAGTGATTTACCCACCCCGCCCGATGCGAACCAGACTGTCGGGCTATCACTCAGTAGCAGCGGCTCCAAGGCATACTGCACACCGTTGGCCCTACGGCAATCCTTGAGTAGCACAGCGGGATCCCCCCGCCGATAGCTCTCTAGTACCAGCCTGCACAGAACATCTATCCGGCTACTCCATTGCACCTCCGGTACCACACGACGCAAGCTTTCGGCAAAGCTGTCGCAGTCTCTCTGGCTCAGCAGATTGACCACCCTTGGCGCTCGAACGGTCTCAGATAAGCCGGGAAGTGCCAAAGTGACGCCTAGCTCCGCAAGGAGCGCTGTCTTATTTCGGCTTACTGTTCTGACCTCCACCGCAAGATCATCCCACAGATAGCGCTCACCCGCCGCCGTCTTCTGGACTGTCGGGGGATCCATTACTCCGGCTGCTGATGCAAACTTCCGGTAGCGGGAGACACTTCGGATCGTGGTGTTTAGTTCGGTGGGGGAAAGTTCGGGCTTGCAAGCCAGGCGATATGGCTCCAACGTTGCCCGAACAACATCTTCTGGCAGTCCTCGGCCAAAGAGATAGCCAGCAAGCCGAGTGGCCATCGCGTTACGCTGGCCCGCCTCTGCGCCATTGGTAAGCGCAAACGACACCCAACGAGGTTTTTCATGGGCTGGCCTTTGTGGCCCACCTTCCGAGGCGGGAATCAGCCATTCGGGGAAGGGTTGTGGTGTGCATTGGCGTCGCCATGTGTAGCTGCCGTCAGACAGATGGGAAGGCGCTATGAGTACGTAGCCACCTTCCCCCCTCACGTCAACGCCTGAAAGCAGCCCTGCCTTGTTGCGGAGGTTCTCGCAATACCTGAAGAACATGTGCCAGCCGTGCGGGCTTTTCTGAAGGAGTGTCTTTGGCAATGGGCGTCCGCAGGCTTTGATAGACTCCATTCCTTCCTCGCCGTCCACATCTACAACCGTGATGTCACTTACCTTGCCTGTTACAAGAGCGATGTTGAGATTGGGCGTCTTAGACCACTCGGCCCACTCAAGTTTTGTCGGCAGGCGAGTTTGGTACTCTTCCCATTTCACCAACGGCCGTTTGTCGCTTGGGCGAATGGGGATGACACTCCAACCATGCGCGATGTATGAGAGAGCGGATCGGAATAGATCGGACTCTGTGGGCGGAAAACCCATACGAACCCCCTTTTGGTGGGGAATTTAGAGTAATGCTCGCCCCCCTACCCCCACTACGGAGGGGCGGCAAAGGAGTAGGGCTCTTCTCACAGGCGCACCTGAGGTTCGACTGGGCTGTTACCAATCCGTCCCGCCCAAGGTGTTGCAACCTCGGCGGGCCTTGACACCCTCTCAATTCCCCGACACCAGTGGCGCTACAAAGCGCCGTTAGCCACTACGTACCTCGGCTGTCAGGATGCCGTGTCGGCTTTTCCGCAAGTCCGCTGGGCCTGTGAGTTGTTAACAGAACCAGCCCTCCTGGGCGCGGCGTCGGTGACGGGTCACAGTTGCCCACGGGTAGGCTTCCAGCACCGGCACCGCGCCCAGGAGGGCTGGTGAGTAACGCGTATGCACCTCGTGTTTCGGCCCGTGACGGCCTCATGATCGGTCCTTTCGCCGCTCTCGCGGTACGCGGGTAGTCTACCACAGCCGGGGCGCGCCGTCAAGTTACGGCGCCACCGGCCACGGTGTCAACAGGAGCTTCGCGCAACCGACCAATAACGTCCATCGTTTCCTTCGACAGTACCGGCGGCGCGGGGTTATATGTCAGCCAATCCTCGGCGCCAACACGATGCCAGTCGGAGCGATAGTCACCCTGAGCCAAGGAGTAGACCTGGTGCTCCCTACACCGCTTGCAAACCCGGTTCATAAACTGCCCGCCATAGATCGGGCCGAACCACGCCCACTGATGTATCCCCAGTCTGCAAATCACGTCATTCCTCCGATTGATTGACTACGCCAGGCCCGGCAGCTTGCCACACATCCTCCGGCCCCACCCGCGGCAGAATGCTCCAGCGCCCCCATCGGCCAATCGCACCGCCAGGGCGCCACTTGAACGAGACTTTGTAATTCCCAACTAACAGCACTACCCATCCACGCCATTCATAGATTCTGCTGCCGCGCCACGAACGGTTCATCACATCACACCTCCTCTTGATCGTCATCGTTGTGTGACTGCGCCCGGACCGCCGTTAGCGTTGCCCCGCAGTAGCAGCAAAACCCCATGCCATTCTCCGCCGGCGTGCCGTGGTCGACGATGAACGCGTGCCCGCACTCGGTCTCGTACCAACCGTCAAGGGTCTCATACCACACGCAAGGCGGCTTCACGTTTGTGGCTCTCCAGCGCAATGTCGGCGTACTCTAGCTCGCGTTCGATCGCCAGTACATCCTCCCAGCCCACCAGCATCGCGCCGCAGACCGCGCTACCCGATCCGGCGAATGGCACGAGGATGCGGCGTCGAGATCGGGTTGAAGCTCGTGTCATAGTCAAATACGTCGATGCCCTCCTCGCGCTTGAGGAAGCTAGTCACGGCGTAGGTGATCGGTGTGGCCAAGGCTTCGTAGGCGGACTTGACGAGCCACTGCGTGATGATGGCACTCAGCAGACCAGCCGTGGGGATGGTGCCGGCGAAGGCGATCAGGATGAAGAGTAGAGAGTCCAGGCCCTGGCCGACGAGTGTGGAGCCAATGGTCCGGGTCCACAGCCAGCGGCCGCGGGTGGCGATCTTCATCTTGGCGAGGACGTACGAGTTGGCGAATTCGCCGACGACGTACGCCGTGAAGGAGGCCAACAGCAGGCGGGGGGCATAGCCGAGAATCGTCTCGTAGGCACCTTGGCCCTGCCAGAAGGCGGCTGCGGGCAGGATTTGGGCGACGGTGATGGCGATCACGGCGAGCAGGTTGCACAGGAAGCCGAGCCAGATGACCGTGCGCGCTCTAGCGTAACCGTAGACCTCGGTGAGCACGTCGCCGAAGATGTAGCTGACGGGGAAGATGATCACCCCCGCCGGCATAATCAGCCCGAAGACGTCGATCAACTTTACGGCGATTATGTTCGCGGTCAATAAGGCTGTGATGAAGAAGGCGGCGACGATCAGGAACCACTTGGAGTATTTCACTCTCACCTCTCTCTTTGTCTATCGCACGGTTGACTATGTAATGCACGCAATCCCCTAACGCAGCCCACACAACCGGGGCGGCTTGACTCTTTCCGCCAAACCACGGGAAGGGGCACTTATTAAAGTTCACGTCACGGCTCCCTCATAATCCCGGTCAGGCTTGTGGCTCGCCGGCTGGCGCAGTCGGCTCGATAGCCTCATCCGTGTACATGCCGTCTATCCAGCGCCCGGCGCGGTCGTCCGGCATCGGCCCCGAGCCGACACACGCCGCTATGTCCCGCTCTAGCACATCGGCACCCGGCGGCCCTACCACCGACACGGATCGCTGGGCAACATCCACCGAAACGACGTAATGCCCGAACGATACCGTACTGGCGCCGACCTCTACACGGATCGTACCGTCAACCGAGGCGAACCACACCGCCAGCATGGCCGGCGTAACCACCGCCGGCGCGCACATGCCCGTAGCCTGCCAGCCAGCGGCGGTCAGGTCCTCGGTCGGCCAGGCGGAACCGATGGGGCCAGCCGTCGCATTGCCACGGCACCCAACCAGCGTCAGCGCCGCCACAAGCGCGGCCAACGCGACGATCCAACGTAGCGTGTCCTTGGTCATGTCATTCACCTGCCGCCTTTCTTCTAGGCGTTCGAAGAGCCGCCAGAACCACTTACCTACGCGGGACCCATAGGACCACCACAACATCCGCGCGCGCAGCGACACAACGCCACTGCTGTCGCAATATCCACAGGGATAGTGTGGGCCGCCCCATTCGTCCACGTGTTCCGTAAACCCGCACTCGCCCTCACAGCACGGGCAGACGCTCGGACACCGCCAAGTCCGGGGCCCATTTCCGGCGGGACAACGGAAGGCGTACCATCTGTCGCCAACCAGCGTCCATCGGTCCAGTATGGCGTCGATCATGCGGTCCAGTATGGCGTCGATCATGTTATTCTCCCGATTGATTGACTACGCCAGGCCCGGCAGGGCCGGCTGCTCGGTTGACGTCGCGGCGGGACCGACTGCTCGGCCGCGAGTCCACATCCTCATCCCCGCGCCCATCCCCGCACAAAGCGGAGGCTGATTGTCGCCGACACCTGTCTCCGCCGACACCTCTAGACAGTGGGACGATAGCCACAATGGTAGTTGGTGCGGCCTTGACACGATTCGCGTCACAAATCGGGCCGCCTCCCTCCAGTCGTTTGCGTCTCGGCCCTCCCAACGCGCTGCATAGGACCACGCCATGCTATCGGCTGACGACAGCATAGCCCGCACTCGCCCGTCTGCTAGAGCTGTCGTCTTCAGGCCAAACCCATGCAACCACAGGTCGGGCCGCACCGTCAAAATCTCCCGTAACACCGCCTCCACCCGCCCAGGCGAAGCGTTCCTTTTACAAACAGACCCAACGCCAACCCACGCACTCGGCGCCAGCAACTCACCGTATTGTCGCACGTGTAGGGCATACTCGGCCGGCGCATAACCCTGGAGCACCGGCATCAGGTATGTCATGTCGATGAGGGGTGCGAGCTGACAATAGCGTTCGATCGTCAACCGTTGGTGGTCCGCTATGGACAGTCCGGTCTTCTCCAGCACAACGGGCTCACACATCCAGTCCTGTGACACGGCGGCAACCAGATTGCCGTTTGAAGACCACCGCCGAACCTCAGCCACATAAGCATCGGGAGGAGTCCGGTATCCACCATCGCGATAGACAGTGGTGAATGCGCCACTGTCCATAATCCAATTTCGCACTACGAAAGGGCTGCGGCGCTTGCAAAGGCGATTCACACTAATCATGCAATTGTCGAAATGCCGGGCATGACTTGGCATGTGAAGGCCGACGTAAAAAATCACGGTTGTCCTCCGGCTCATCCCCATTTCGACGCCGCCCATCGATCACGTCAGCCGTCACGACGGTCACAGTCCACCCTCCAGCATAGCCAGTGAGCGGCCCGCTCTCAGTCTCGCCAACTCAACCAACTCCGCTATGTGCCGCTTCTCCGCCCGATCGAGCATTTCCAGCGCCTCGGTTAGCACCTGCCCCAAGTGCCCTATCCTGACTAATGCCTCCTCGTACTTCGTGATCAGCGTATCGTAGTAGCAACCCTCGCAGTACGGCCCATCGTCATTGAGATACAGGCTACCGTCCCCAGCACCCGCGCGGTCCGTTAAGGCACCGCATTGCACACAACACTCCAGCGGCCTAGTCACAACGCCCTCTCCTTTATGCCGTCTCGCTCCTGCCTCAGCGCGTTGTACCGATCCCGCCACTCCTGGCATTCAGCGGCCAACTTTCGACACGCGCCCGCCCTTTCCTCTGCGATCATGTGCCAGGCGTCGGCCCCAGGCGCAATGCCCCTCGGTCTCGCGGCCCTGGCGCGCTCGCGTAGCATGAGGAATTGCAGCAAGTCCGCCATGCTGTGCCAATACCGCGCCAGGAAGCCCCAGGCGTCGGCCCCAGGCGCAATCCCGCCATGCGGCGCGACCCGAGCGGCGGCCAGGTCGTGTAGGTGTTCCGTGTCAGTTATCACGGGGCCCCCGACGCTCGTCGTATCATTATCGGCAGCGTCCCCGGCGGCAACCCCGCCTCTTCCATCGCCGCCAACGCCGCATCGGCAGTGGCGTAGCATAGCAACACGCCGCACGTCCCCGGCACACCCGCCAACGGGCCCATCTCCGTCAAGAAATCGCCCCAATCGTACAGGCTTGGTAGGACGTAGTAGTGTTCCGCGTCAGTCACCACCGTCCACCTCCGCAGACAGTCTCGCCACGCAGCACTTGCACAGCCCATCCGCAAGTGATGGCTCCTCATCATCGCAGAGCCAATCTCTGTTACAGAGCGTGGCGGAGCAAGGAACACCATCACCCCACACCTTCACGTAATGGCGCAAACTGCCAGTGCTGACCAGGACTGCCCTAAAACGATTACCCCTTGGCATTGGCGCGCTCCTCTACGTGCTTGAGTGCCATCAAAGCCTGCTCTACTGCGGTGCGTCGCCGTTTGGCTTCCCCCTGGGATTGCAATTCCCAATCCCCGCCATTGGCGTAGCGGCCTACTTGCCAAAAGTACCTCTTGGGTGGATCATCTTCGGGATCCGGCTCCCATATGCAAGCCTCCAACTCCCCTCGTCGGGTTGCCATGCCAGGCCGCCCTAAGTAGTCCTGCACTTTCTTCCATTTCACAACACTTGGTTCAGCCATCACTGCCGCCCAAATGGGTCTCTACCCACCCTAGCAACGACTCCTCTGAGCCGTAGCGCTTCTCCCACGTCTCTCGTCCATCGTGTATAGCCACCCCAAGCCCGCCCGTCCTGTGATGCGGAGGGCAAAGCGGTAACACACGCATGTGATTTCTCCCTTCGTCCCTTCGAATGTGATGAACCTCAGCCGCTCGCCCGCAGATACAGCAGCCCATCCTCACTACACGCGCAAGGTGAAGCTTCTCGGCTGCCGTTACTCCTCGCACGGAGGGGGGATCTTCTTAGCCACTCGCAGAGCCTCTACGGCTTTTCGGGATACGACAATGCGGTCGTTTATCAGCGCCGACGCCAGGCCCTTTCTCCCCTTAGTGCGTCGCCATCGCTGAATCTTTTGATGCACCGCTTGGCGAGAAATCCCCAAGAGGGTTGCCGCGCCAGCAATGGTTAGCAGGTCGCTTGTGTCCGGCGGGTTGTTTGTCATGGCACTGCTCTAGCCCGGTAGACGAGCAGGTCTTTCGACTTTTGCAACGATGCTATTAGCCCGTCTCGCTCGGTGGTCTGCAACCACCCCTCCAATTCCTCGATGGCTTGGTACATGGTGTCCGGCCCACCAACCGCAATGACGTGTTCCTCCCAGAGCTTCAAGGCCGCCGCTCTGTTGTCCGTGTCCCCCATTGCCGCGATCTTCCGCAGTACGGCAAGTAGCTGGTCGGTGTCTTCACCAGCATCCTCTATGGCCCCCTTCACGCCCCGCTTGACGGCCCCTACAACCTCGGCGGCGACATTCCCCGTAATTGCAGCCTGTCCGGTCGGGGCTTTAGACTGCTCGGGCGACACAATGGAGGGAGTGAATGCTTCGACTGGCGCACGGGGAGGGGCATCGGACAGCCAGGCTCTTACCTGCTCCCCGAACGATTTGTCAGGCTTCCTAACCGCCAGCCCGTCGAGGTCGGGACAGCGAGTTTTGGTGACGATCAAGAGGTGATCCAGGTCCATCTCTGCCACCACGTCAAACTCATAATCCGCGCCCTCCCTGGTGATGGGCGCCAGCCCGATCTTCCTGGGGACGGCCTTCCCCCTGTCATCCTTCTCTATCACGTACTCCGTCTTTGTTCGCAACGTCGCTACGACATGCGAGTTACAGCGGATGATGGTGTCGAACAGCCGGTTGTGCTCCGGCGTCACCTTGCGCCAAGCCGTATAGCTGTTGGTGGACTTCGAGCGGATGGTTTCGGCGTCTACCATCTCCAACGCCCCGCCAGGTCCAACCCACTCGTGCGATAGGCTGTCAATCACAACGACATCATAGCCTGCTGCCTCCGCGGCCTTGATGGCTGCGATGTACCGCTCGGGAGCGAAGGTGTCTAGGCACAGAACGTCGAATTCCCACAAGCCGGCATACTTCGAAGCGCTGCCGTGCTCGGTGTCAATGACCGCGATCCTGCCAGTGGGCGCTAATCCACTGGCAATCGAGAGAGCGGTCCAAGTCTTGCCCGACCCCGAGGGTCCAACAAGGGCAATCCGCGCCTTGCCCTGCTCCCGCTTGGCTGGTATGAACGTTAGGTCTCCCATGATAGTGTCTCTCGTTCCTCCATTGTGAGTGCCTCGAGTTGATCCTCTGCTGCGTCGATCAGAAGTATAACCTAGTACTTGGCGGCTGTCAAGGTTGCACGTTACAAACCCTGGATAGGGCGCTGCTTTGTCCTGTTCGTTTCCTTCCGTTTCTGATTGGCGACGTGGTTCCGCAACGTGTCTATCAGATCGTCAAAGTGTTGTTGATCCTCTGGCAGTGTGGGCAGGTTCCACCCCGTGAACCCCCGCCGCCGGCGTCTCTCGGAATCTAACAGAAGCCCCTGGCCCGCCAGCTCACACGCGAGAGCGTGCACCTCTGCCACTTCGGCGCACGGCGCCCAGAGCCCACCAATCGAGTCTGCTACGCATCCGCACGCCAACACCTTCAACACGGGGCCTACAACCACGGTGTCGGGGACGGCCACTAGTCGTTCGGTGGATCGCTTCATCTCCACCCCGCCGCTATCAGTATCAGGAATGCCAGCAGAGCCGCGATCCACCGTTGGACATCACGCTCACCCATTGTCCGGCTCCCCTGGTCCGTAGGCGGCCTTAACCACGCCGCGAATGTTATCCAACTGACTCCTGATTCTGTCCAGCGCCAGCGCCTTTCCAGCCCAGAAGGTGCGCGCTCCCATCCAGGTGCGTTCGTCCGTGTCATGCCTGGGCACGCCGGTGAGCTGTTTGTCAGCGAGCTCCACCTCATCCACGAGCATATCAAGCCATGCCTGCCACAACGCATAGCGCTCAGCCCTCATTGTCTGCCTCCCGTACGATAGTCCACGCCGCACCGTCGAGCAGCGCGGAGATGTCCTCGCCGAACATCTCGATTAGATTGGCATCGCGGTCGTCCATCGGCAGCTCGCCTGTCGCCATGTCGTTGTCGTACTCCTCCGCCCTCCACCACGGGGCAATATCCACTTCAATCCGGACCTTCATTTTTCTCCCCCTCCCCCTCCGATGTTGGACGACAACGCGTTGGCAATCCACCACAAACGCCGCCATCGCAGTCCGAATGATCCCGTGCCTCGTGCGGCTTTGAGTGCTTACAGTGGCTACAGCATGGACCGACGTTCTCGCAAAGCATCTTCATTCGAGCTCCTCGCAGTCTGGCTCTAGACTCCCCGCCCATCCTTCCTCGTAGGCGCGGGTAAGCCACCGCCTTACCATCATCTCAGCGTGCAGGAATGCTGTACACCAGGCGGCGAACTCAGCATTCCTGGCTGCGTAAACCGGCAATCTTGCCTCGTCGCGTTCGATGATCCTGCCGTATGGCAACTCCACCGTTACGTGATCAATGGCTTGCGCGTAGGTGTAGGTCAGCGGACCGTCGGACGGTGCAACATAGACCCTCGCCATCGCCCAGCGGCGGATTTCCTTTTCTCCCCTCGGCTTGTCACTCATCTGATTGCCCCCTTCCCTTTCCCGCCGCCACCAGGGCGGCCATTAAGAACATCCCCAGTGCGAACGCACCACTCAGCGCCAGATACAGGAGTAGCAGGTCCATTATATCGCTCATTGTGCACCTCCTAGCGGCGGATAGCGCCGCAGCTCGCACTCGCGGCACTCCCAGCGGATGCCACCGTGTGATAGGTCTGCGAACGTCCGCCCGCAAGCGCACGTGCCAAACCGCCATTGATGGGCATGCTCGCCCCGGTCGTCGTGGTTCCGGTCGGCCAGCTCGAGCACGGTGGACGGCAGTCCCAGCAGGCGGCGGCTCACTGTGCCACCTCGACCGCGTACAGCTCGCCCGGCTCGATCAGGCCGAACACGCCCCACCGATCGCCGCCGATGCTCTGGATGAGGCAGTGGCGAGAATCATTTGCGTTGGTGTTGAGTGCGTCAAACAGACTCGTGGCTCGTGCTGTTACGCAGTCCAGCTCACAGAGCCAATCGTCCAGATCCCACTCGTCCAGGTCGTTGTCCACATTGTGACTGAAAACTCGTACCTCAATGGTTCTCACGTCTCGCTCCTTTGCGTGATGGGTCGCCCCGATTGCTGGCCCTGGTGGCTGGTATAGACTCTACCACGGCCCTTGTCTTCCCGCATCAGCCATATGGCCTATACGGCATAAGCATAATGGTCTAGGACAGGGGTTCTACGTAATTGATGTCCAGCCGCACCAGCAACTCGGCTGGCGTACCTAACCCGATTGCCCCGCGCAGGTCCGCCCCGCACAGGTCCGCCCAACTGAGGTCCGCCTCGATGAGGTTCGCCCAGCCTAGGTTCGCCCCGGTCAGGCTCGCCCCGCTGAGGTTCGCCCCGGTCAGGTCCGCCCCGGTCAGCTTCGCCCAGCCGAGGTCGGCCCCGCGTAGGTCCGCCTCGGTCAGGTTCGCCCCGGTCAGGTCCGCCCCGGTCAGGTTCGCCCCGCGCAGGTCCGCCCAACTGAGGTCCGCCCCGATGAGGTTCGCCCAGCCGAGGTCGGCTCCGCATAGGTCCGGCTGCTCCCCGACAGCCCAAGCCGCTGCCACGATTGCCAGACACTCATCTCGTGTCATCGCCTGCCTCCTCTCCGTCCAGGATCGCCCCGTCCAGGATCGCCCCGGTCAGGTCCGCCCCGCCGAGGTCAGCCCCGCGCAGGTCCGCCCAGCGTAGGTATGCCTCGCGTAGGTTGGCCTCGCGTAGGTACGCCTCGCGTAGGTTCGCCCAACTGAGGTTCCCCTTGCGCAGGTCCGCGTCGGTCAGGTCCGACTCGTACAGGTCCGCGCCGCGTAGGTTCACTCCGCGTAAGTCCGCTCCGTACAGGTCCGCCCCGCGTAGGTCCGCCTCGCGTAGGTCCGCCCCGGCCAGGTTCGCCCCGCGTAGGTTGGCCTCGCGTAGGTTGGCCTCGCGTAGGTACGCC